AAACATTTAGCAGCGAACAGGACTAATATACTATGCATACATTAAGTTTTAAAAGTGTACAGGACATGGAAAAGGCATGTGCTTGTAAAAATAAGAAACGATGAGAGTAGAGGCTCCTAAAGGCTATCATTGGATGAAATCTGGAAAGTCCTTCAAACTTATGAAGGATTCTAAAGAAGGCTACAAGTCCCATAAAGGTTCTACTAAAACTGCAAACTTTAAGGTTGGAAAGAAATAACAATGGCTACTACTTATTTAACATTGACTAATGAGCTTTTAAGAGAGTTGAACGAGGTAGCTTTAACTTCTGCAACCTTTGCTGCTGCGATAGGCGTACAGCAGCACGTTAAAGATGCAGTTAACAGATCTTATTTAGATATTGTAAACGAAGAACCTCAATGGCCTTTTCTATCTACAGCAGAGAGTGGCGCTACTGATCCTATGTACGGTAATACGTACGTAGAAACTGTAGCAGGTACACGTTGGTATGAGTTAAAACCTGCTAGTAGCAGTATGACAACTGACTATGGCTATATAGACTGGAATAATTTTCTATTAACTACTGTGGGTGTGTCGGGTGAATCCGCACCGTATACTATCAATAATATTAGGTATACGACTACAGAAGACTGGAAAGATTATTTTAGAACCAGTGAGAATAAGGACGATTCAGACACTCAGACCTATGGCGTTCCCGCTAGAGTCATAAGGAGTCCTGATGCTCGTAAGTTCGGCTTAAGCCCAATACCAGACCAAGTATATAGGATCTGGTTTTTTGCTTTTGATCTGCCTACACAGCTTTCGGCACACGGAGATGAGATAGTGTTTCCTGATGTTTACATAACAGTCCTTTTGGCTAGAGCAAGATACTATATTCATCAATTTAAAGAGAACCCACAAGCTGCGGCTTTTGCGCTCGATGACTATAAGCGGGGTTTAAAACTAATGAAGCTGCATCTTATGGAGCCGACACCAGGATACTTTAAAGATGATCGTGTGAGGTTTGTTTAATGTCCCAGCCTTGGGGGTATTCCTGTACAGGCGGCTTAAACGTCAACCTAAACCAGCTAGAGATGCTTGCACAGCCGGGACTGGCTACACGGCTTAGGAACTTTGAAGTAGATCCAGATGGAGGCTATAGGCGAGTAGATGGCTTCTCGTTATTTGGGGATACTAAGCCCAATAGTTCTGAGACAATCTTAGGCATGGCAGTCTATGCAGACGGCTTAATAGTTTGTTCAGGGACAGGAATCTTCTTTAGTCAAGATGGTGAAGATACTTGGCTACAGCTTAATAGAGCGAGTGTTGATTCAGGAGGAGATGACTACAGTACCTTTACAGGCCGTTCAGTAGCAGCAAGAACGAGTCAAGGAAGATGTTCTTTTGCACTATACGAAGGTACTTCAGATTATGGAGAGATTGTAATATGTGATGGTGTCAACGAGCCTTTCTTGTTTCAGATGACAGGTACGGCTGGCTTAACAACACGAACCTTTTTTGCTAAAGAGATTACAGTAAGTAGTACATTAGGCCCTGCTATAGGCGTTATACACGATAAACATTTAGTAGTTGCAGGAGCTTCTACAGCTAAGAACACGATATACTATAGTGGCACTAACGACATAGATAGCTTTAGCAGTTCAGGATCAGGAAGTATAGTAATCTCTGATGGCGTAGTAGGACTTGCAAGCTTTCGTAGTGATTTAATTATATTCTGTAAGAACAGTATACATAAGCTATCCAACATAAACGATGCAAGCAACATAGCAGTATCGCCCATCACAACTAACGTAGGTTGTTTATCGGGTGGAAGTATTCAGGAAATTGGTGGTGACCTATTGTTTCTTTCTCCTGATGGTATTCGTACTGTTGCAGGTACAGCAAGAATTGGTGACGTTGAACTAGGCTCCGTAAGTAGACAGATACAGGGTATTGTTACGGACATAGCAGCTAACTCAGGCTACATTATTTCTAGTGCTGTCCTAAGAAGTAAATCGCAATACAGATTGTTTTATAGTACAAATACAGAAAGCCCTTCAATTGCTAGGGGAATTATAGGAACTTTAACACCTAATGGTTTTGCTTGGTCAGAGACATTAGGTATTCAAGCACTAGGAATGGAGTCTGGTTTAGATTCGGATGGCGTAGAGCAAGTCTATCATGGTGATAAAGATGGTTACATTTACAATCATCTTGATGGTACTTCTTTTTATAATGCAGGTACAGCAACTGATATAGCTGCTGTATATCAGACACCCGATTTTGATTTTGGAGATGTAGGAACCCGGAAAACTTTAAAGTATGCTAGAGTTTCTTTTAGTCCAGAAGGAGCAGTGCTACCAAGCTTTAGAGTACGGTACGATTACGAAGATCCTGACATACCTCAACCAGAACCTTTTTCTGTATCGACGATTGCATTGCCAGCGATCTTTGGTACTTCTGCTTTTAACGCAGTTACATTTGGAGCAACTAGCGACCCTATGGAAAGAATTACACTAGAAGGATCTGGCAATACTTGTAGCTTTAGAATTTCGAGTGAAGATCAAAAAGCATCTTATGCTATAAATGGTCTTTATGTAGACTATATGCCATCAGGAAGGAGATAAGAACACATGGCCCAGAATTATACACGACAGAGTTCATTAGCCGATGGCGACACAATTACAGCCGCCCTATTCAACAACGAATATAACCAACTTGTAAACGCTTTTACATATTCATCCAGCAGCGAAAGCACAACAGGCCATAAGCACGATGGATCAACAGGACAAGGCGGTAATGTACACACTATAGGTGACCTAGACTTTCTCAACAAGATTGTTGCCGACAGTACCAATAATCGTTGGGGCTTTTTTGTGGAGGTTTCTAGTACAGCGGTTGAACAAGTTCGTATACAAGATGGTGCTATTGTCCCTGTCACTGATAGTGATATTGATCTTGGCACATCCTCTCTGGAGTTCAAAGACTTATTTCTTGACGGAACAGCCCATGTCGATACTTTGGACGTTGATGCCAACGCCACGGTTACTGGAACTCTAGGTGTTACAGGAGCTTTAACAGGCTCCAGCACCCTTCAAGGCACAACGATTACAGCAACGACTGCCTTTGTGCCTGATGCCTCCGATGGTGCAGCACTGGGTACAACTGCTCTAGAGTTCAGTGATCTCTTTCTGGCTGATGGCGCTGTCATTAACTTTGGCGCTGACCAAGATGTCTCTCTAACGCACGTAGCCGACACAGGCTTACTTCTTTCTAGTACAGATCAACTTCAGTTTGGTGATTCCGGGACTTATATATACCAGAGTGCTGATGGTGTTCTTGATTTAGTATCCGACACTGAAATTGAAATCAACGCAACCACTATAGACATGAATGGTGCTCTAGACCTTAGCGGTAATGCTACCGTAGGCGGCACTTTAGCAGTCACAGGGGCTGCAACACTCTCTAGTACCCTTCAAGCAACTACGATAACAGCTACAACGGCCTTTGTACCCGATGCTTCTGATGGAGCCGCTCTAGGCACAACTGCTTTAGAGTTTAGCGATCTATTCCTTGCAGACGGAGCAGTAATAAGCTTTGGAGATGATCAAGATGTCTCTATAACCCATGTAGCAGATACAGGCTTGTTGATTTCTAGCACAGACCAGCTACAGTTTGGCGACAGTGGAACTTATATCTATCAGAGTGCAGATGGTGTCCTAGACTTAGTATCGGATACAGAAATTGAAATCAATGCTACGACCATAGACATTAATGGCGCAGCAGATGTCTCAGGGAACTTAGCTGTCGGAGGAAATCTTACTGTAACGGGCGCTGCAACCATTGCTGGCAATCTTACTTTTGGAGATGCCGCCACTGATACAGTCGCCTTTAGCGCAGACGTTGCTTCTAATCTACTGCCTAGCGCAGACAATACTTATGACTTAGGTGCTTCTGGATCTGAGTGGAAAGATCTCTATGTGGACGGTACAGCTAATTTAGATGTAGTTGATATTGATGGTGCTGTAGATATGGCATCTACTTTAACACTGGCAGGTAATGCAGACTTTAATGGCGATTTAGACGTTGATGGCACGACTAACTTAGATGTAGTTGATATTGATGGTGCTGTAGATATGGCATCTACTGCGTTGGTCACAGGAGTTTTAACGACAACAGCTACACAGGTAGCGACGGGTGGAATTACTAGTGGTTCAAATATTCTTTCAGACACAGACAGCACAGACAGCTTAGGTTCTACCGGGGTTAGATGGTTAAAGGGTTGGTTCGACACTTTGACAGCAGGAACACTGACGATTGGTTCAGGCAGTGTCACAGACAGTTCTGGTGCTATTAGTTTTGGTGATGAAAATCTTACTACTACAGGCATTGTTACTGCGGCAGGAACCTCAGTATTTACTAACCTAGACATCTCAGGTGACATAGACGTAGATGGTACGAGTAACCTCGACATTGTAGATATTGACGGCGCTGTAGATATGGCAAGCACTCTAACTGTTGGTGGCTTAGTGACAGTTACAGGTAATGTTGATGCTTCAGGGACTTTTTTAGCAGGTAGTTCCGACTCCATATTTGCTGAAAATAACTTAGCCTTTAAATCAAGTGGTGCAGCCTATATAGATCATCATACTGTAGACGCAGATATTATTTTTAGAACTTCTGATGCTAGTGCCTTAGATACTACTGCATTAACAATTGATGGATCAGCAGCAGGTGCAGCTACTTTTAATAGTACTGTTACAGCAGTAGGAACTTCAGTATTTACTAACCTTGATATCTCTGGAGACATTGATGTAGATGGCACTACCAACCTAGATGATCTAGATATTGATGGCGCTGT